TCAAAGCAACCTGCCTGCGGTGCAGGTCTTCAGTGCCCTCTGGAGTCCGCTGACCTGGGCGTCGGCTTCGGCGGCGATTCGAACAAGATCGCCCGCGTCCTGGTTTCGTAGTGCGGCGTCTGCATCAGGTCCGGTGGGGGCGCTGCCGGGCGCGGACAGGTCAGTTGCGCCGATAGCGGGTGCCGGACACGTCCACTGCTGGCGCAGGCGGAGATTGCCAGCGCGCAGACCAGCAACAACAGCGTCGGAAGTTGCTTTTGCATGGGTCTTGTCCTGTTCGTACTTGGCCGCGATGGCCGTCATCGCCTCCGCCTGGGCATGCTCCGCATCGCGGGCTGCCAGCGCGGAACGGGTGGCGAGTTCGGCCAGGTGCTGCATTGTGCTGGCCTGGCTGGCCGTGAGTTCGGCGACCTGAAGCCTACCCGCCAATGCCCCGTGCTGGTCGCCACGGTGCCACGCGAAGACGAGTGCACCGATCATCAACGCGATGACCAGCAGCGGTTCCCAGCAGGCTTTGAGGATGGCCAGTGCGCTAGACATCGGTGGCACGCCGGTGTGAAGTCACACCGCCCTTGAACACATATCGCCACCACGGACATGGCGATTGCATGGCCATGAAGCCGGCCAGGCTGCAACGCAGCGCAACCTCATACAGCGATGCGCTGCGAGCCTGCGGCATGACCAGCACCACCGCGGCGCTGGCTGTGATGAAAACCAGAAGGCCAAGCCGCAGCAGATGTCGAAACCAGCCCACTCTGCTGCGATCGCGCGGCGTCCGGGTAGCGTCTTGAAGCATGGCAAGGCCGGTCAACGCCGCTACCAGCGCGGCCAGCCAACCGATCAGGTCGATCATGGTGCACCTCCGCTCGAGCCGTTCCCCCGGTCCTGAACTTCGCGTTTCAACCTGGCGCGCGCCGCGGGTACGGCCACTTGCGCAAAAATTCCCAGGACGCCGGCGATCGCTGGAGCGATCGCTTGCGTCCATTCCATGTGCGGAATACCGCCCAGCATCACTGTGAAGGCGGCACTGAAGAACGTATAGGCCAGCACCAGCAGGAACATGATTCCACGGGTGGATTTCGGCGGCTCCAGAATCAGCCCTGCCGCCACGCCAGCGAACGCCATGAAGAGCACGGGCGCGGGCAGGCCCACGAACTCCAGCGGGCTGGTCCATGTGGCCGCGGCTGCGGCCGTGGAGTAAATGCCACCAATCATTGCGCTGGCGCGGATATCGAGCATCAGAGCCATCCTTCGTAAACAGCCACGTTGCCAGGCTGCAGGCCGCTGTTCAGCATGGCTGCGACTTTCGCCGCGGCCTCGCGCTTGGTTACCTTCCCGTCTTTGTCGGTATCCAACCCGGCGTTCTGGCGGTAGGCCACGCCATCGAAAAACAGCACCGCGTCATCGGGCTGGCCGATGTACTTTGGCAACAGGATCGCCATGTACATGTCCGACAGCGAGTGGATGCGCGGCGCGTAGGGTTCGAAGTATTTACCCACGTAGTACAGCTGCGAAACCGCCGACAGCAACTCGAGATTTTCCGTGGTGGTGCCGAGCCAGCGCGCCGTGGTGGGCATGAACTGGATCAGCCCCACTGCCCCGCTGCCGGCGGCGTTGCGGATGGATGGGCTGAACGTGCGTGCGGACTCAAAGGCCATGCAAGCCATCAGCCAGCTCGCATGCTCTGCGGTCCACCCGAACTGCCGGCAAAGCGCGAACACGGCCTGGGCAAAAGTTGTGCTGACGCGCGCACCCCAGGCAAGCTGGACGGAACCGGGCCTGCCTGCGCCCGCTGGCGTCACCACGGGGAACACGACCGGAAATGAATGCGGCGATGACTGAGCATGTGCCCAGCATCGCCGCGGAGGTGTGCCACGTTTACCGGAAGGGTGGCACTACTTGCGAAGGGTCAATACAGTTCGGCGATCGAAACCACGCGTCCGTCCTGGATGTAGATCTGGACGGTCTTTCGGCCTTCGTTATAGTCCAGCCGGTAGCCAGCCGCCGCCCCGAATCTATTCTCGAGGCGCACACGGCGCGCCGGGTCGCCCGCCACGTCCAGCACCTTGCTTTCGGAGTCGCCCACGGTGATCACGCGGCTGCCGAAACGCACGCTGTCGCTGGCGTGCACCGCAAAGGCCATCAGCAGGCCGGCGATCAGTACGGTCCATCGTTTCATTGCAGCACCCCCTGTGTTGATTGCACCCCGCCAGTCTACACCGTGAGGTTGTAGACGGTCAGCGTCGGGGCCGCGCCGAGGATGCGCCCGTTCTGGACATAGACGTTGGCGCCAACGCCTACACTGGTGCCGATGGCCCGCAGCGTGCCGCCTTCGGGCGTGGTGAGTGAGCTGGTTCCGTCGGTGTTGATGACGGCCACCGTGGCGATGGTGACGGTTTGCGATGGCAGCAGGCCTTCGAAGCGTTTCCAGACGTCAATGAGCATCGGTCAGGTGCCTCTCGAGTGAGACGCGCTGCCAGATCTCCAGCGCCTTGTTGTCGGTGCCGCCACGGCGGGCGGTGATGGATACGCCCACGCTCTGGCCCTGCCATGGATCGTCGGGGTCCTGGACATCGACCAGCAGCAGCGGCGCGTACAGGCCGGACATGCCGGCGGTGATCGTGCCCGGCGCGAACAGCGGGATCTCCATGTCGACCTGCTCTTGCATGCCGCGATCGCTGAGCACGTTGCGGCCGCGCTCGGCAGCCACGTCCGCGGTGACAATCAGCTGGTCGACCACTTGCGACGCGAACGTGGCGCCCGCGCTGGCCAGGCGAGTCACCTTGGCCAGCACGCCCTGCTGCTGGCCGGCGATGATCACCGCGTCATACATTGGCTTGCTCTGCTGCTGGGCGTTGACGCCCGTGATCCAGTCCGATGGCAGCGCAACGTCGGCCACGCCGGCGGACCAGCTCCACGGGCTCACCGGGTAGCGGCTCTGTACGATCAGCTTGGGGTCGCTGGGGTGCGACTGCAGCACGGCGCCACGCGCCGCAGCGATCTGCGCGATCACGTCGATCGGTGCCAAGTCCTGGTAATACCAGGCGCCGCCCGGCACCACCCAATCCAGACCCTGCCAGTCGATGGTGAACGGCAGCGCGCGATCGGTGACCTCTTTGCCGGCCAGCTGCTGGGCGCTGAAAGCATCGGTCACCGCCAGCGAGCGCCGCGCCGTGTAGTCGCCGGACAGCAGCGCGGTCTGGCTGCGACCGGTCACCGTGATCGCCGCGTTCGCATGCTCACGGCTGCGCTCGCGTCCCTCGATGATCGCCGTCCACACATAGGTGTTCATGGTGATTTCGACCAGCTTCGGCCCGCTGCCGTCCGGCTTCAGCAGCGCGATCTGCGCCGGGTCGGCCAGCTCCATGCGCACGGCCCAGCACCAGCTGTCGACGGACGCCTGCAGGTCAACGGACAACACTTCGATCGGCGTGCGCTCAGGCAGCCGCACAACACTGACATCATTCATGACGATGTAGACCTTGCGGGCAATGGGGATGGGTGGCGGCTCGTTCGGGCTGCCGGTCCAGGGGGAGTCGGTGGGGGGAGGATCGGGGCGGTGATATTGCGGGCCGTGGCCCCAACGCAACACGTAGCGGTTGTCCGCCATTGCCACGAGGCCCCAGCGGATGATGGTGGGCGCAGGATCGGCATGCAGGACTATGACGGCCGGCTTCTCGCCCGCCCCGACCATCACCACGTTGATTGCGGCTAGAGGTGGCGCATACCCAGGCTGCAGCGTGACCGTGATGCTACTGCCTAGCGGCGGTACGTACGCGCTGGTAGGCGGGGGCTGATACGTGCGTGGCGGCAATAGTGCGCAGGCATAAGACATCACGTGACCGCGATCACGAGCAAATACCTGCACCCACGGCGCAAGCTCGCCGACGTTCAAGTGTTTCGCTGCAACCCGCCAGAGCATCGAAGCTGACTGATTATTTGCCCACACGCGTTCCCATCCGCAATTGTTCGCGATGTTACTTCCGCCAGCAGTTCCCCAGCGGCTTGCCGCCGCTTGCTCCAGGCGTCTCGACGAGTCCCATCGTTGCAACGCCGCGCCGCCTACCTGCGCGCCAGGCGCCCAATGCACCGATTTCGCGCGGTCCCGGTAATCTTGTTTCCGCCAACGGGAGTTAAGTGGACGTACCCGGCGCCGTGCCGACCCAAATCGAGCAACTACCGCAGCATACGCACCTCGTGATACCGAAATTGGCGGAGTGACTTCCGCCACGAGCACCGCCACGACAGCATCACCAGATGGCGGGATATATCCGGCAACCAATACGGCGTTTATTGATGATCCATCAGGCGGTGAATAAACGGACACTTTCCTGATCCATCAAGTGATAATCGGAGTGATTGGGCCATGGGTGACTGGCTGATAACCCGAAGGGCCGATGATCGTTACATCACACGCTGCTGACAAGACATCGGCCGACCATGCACCTGCAACATCGGGGATGACGGCGGCTAAATGACCATGAGTGCTCCAATCCCTGACCAAAACGTAACTTGCGGCCGCACCAGTATCCAGCTTTGCAGTACCCGAAACGTGGCCCGGAAGAATAATAAAGGATCGCTTCTCAAGTGACGCCCATGGGGGTTGGGTAGGCGCCGTATATAGGTCAACCCATGCGGTGCCGTTATCGCTAAACTGCACCCGGAAATTCTTCGGCACGCGACCAAGAACGTTACCGCCATCGGTGATGGTAACGCCACGTACAACAAATGGAGAACCCAAGTCCGCCGCGATCCAATGTGTCGTCGCTTGCACTGTATGCCACAGGGTCCCCATATTATCGTCCACCGCCTTATCCGGCCCAGTGGTGGAGTTGAATTGGCTGGATGCCGTCATTGGCGTAGTCGGGGTCGTTAAATCCGTAACTGCATCCAGCCCGATTAACTCGATCTCTCTCAAATTGATGTAATCGTTACCTCCGTTTATTGTTCCATCAATGAAAATACGCCAGTATCTGTGTGGGGTGGCCATTATGCGGAGTCTCCACGCATCTGCAGGCGGAACGAATCATCAGCGATCGCCTGCGCGCCAGGGAGAACCGTACGGGCGACCCATACGGGTGCATTGGGCCCAATGGTGTTGAGCCTCAGAACATTATTGACGCCCCAGCCGGCGCCCCAGCCGTCCTTGCGCAGGATAAAGTACGGGGAACCCGTCACAGGGTTATTTGGCGCGACGTCTGCCGAGGTGCTGAAGGTGCCAATTTGGCCGAGCGTCTCACCGACAATGTTTCCCGTGGTGGCGGCTGTGAAAATCAAGGCCCAACGTTCCGTGACGCTGTTGGCATTGATCAGTTCCAGCGGATACGTGGTCCGGTTGTACTGCGCCGTCGTCCCACTCCCGGCCAGCGAATCACTCCACGCCCCCGTCCACGTCTGCTGCGAAAAGAACACCGGGTTCTGGCCCTGCAGGTCGCCGAACAGCAGCGCGCTGCTGATCTTCGCGCCGGCAGGGTAATCCCGGCTCAACGGCGCCACCAGGGACACCTGGCCGCCAAGCTCCACGGCGCTGGCCAGCAGCATGTCGTCGACGGTGTAGTGGCAGCTGAGTGGGCCGGTGTAGCTGCTGACGTCGTAGCCCGTGGCGCCGGTCACTTCAGCCGTGGTCATGTCGACGGTGTAGTTGCTGATGGCCACTTCGGCGCCGGTGGCGTCCAGCAGGGCGAACTGCGAGATGGGCGCGTCGGGCAGCGTGAAGGTGCTGCCGGCGGCGAAGCCGACCGGGAGGTCTTCCACGCGATCGTCATGGATCACCACCACGTCGCCGTCGCGGAAGATCGGCACGCGGCCGGTGAGCGGCAGGCGCACCGGGTCGATGCCGAGCAGGTCGGCATCCAGCGGCAGCGTGGTCTGCACCACGCAGTTGAACTTGATGGTGCTGGGGTCGACGAAGATGGGCTTCCAGACGTTGCTGCCGACCACGTTCGTGGCGCTGTACCAGGGCTGGGTTTCATTGCCAGCGGCGGGCACGAAGCTGCCGAAGTTGACCTCGGCCCAGCCCATGTCGTTTTGCACCGTGCCGCCGATGTAGGTGCCGGTGATGGCGCCGCCATTGGTGCTGGTGGCGGTGATGGATTCGCCGGTGTCGGTGCGCACGGCTTGCACGTAGAACGATGCCGGGCGAAGCGGAGCGCCCGGGGTGCGGAACACGGCATAGCTGGTCGGCATGATGCCGTACTGGGTCACCAGTGAATTCAGGGCCACGGCGCCGCCGGTGCTGGTGCCGTAGTTTGTCAGGGTGACTTCGCCGGTTTGATAGTTGATGCTGCCGGCTTCGGTGGCGCTGCCAGTGGCGGGGTCCATGTCGCGGAACACCTTGCCCTGCCTGTCAATGTAGGTTTTGCCGCCCCACGTGAACCACACGCTGCCGGGCAGGATCGGGTCGACCACGGTGCGGCTGAGCACGAAGCTGATGCCGGGGTAGTCGATCGACTCGTCCTGCGCGGTTTCGGTGGCGGTGGTGCGGGTGGCGTTGTACTGCACAAGTGGCGATGGCACGAAGTTGCCCTGCCCTTCGGCGACCTGCCATTGACCCTTGAGGTAGGACTGCTGGTAGCTGTAGCTGGCACCGCTGATGCCGTCGACGCCCGTGACGGTGTATTCGCGCGTCCACACGCTGCCCGGCTGAATGGTCACGTGCCCGGTGGAGTAATCCACGGTGCCGGCATTGACGCTGATGATGGGCAACTGGCCGGTGGTGCCATTGGTGCGCCGATACTTCGGTGCCAGCTCAGTGGCGGTGACGATGCCGCCTGCGCCATCGTCTTTCCAGTACATGTAGTAGCTGGTCGCGCCCAGGAAGCCGGCGACCACGCCGGACAGGCCGCCGGGCTTCACTGGCAGCGCGCCAGCGGGCAGGTCGAAGGTCAGGGTGCCGCCGGCATAGGCGCCGGTGACGGACGATTTCAGGCCCGCCGCCTGCGTGTAGGCCACGTCGATCTTGGCGCTGCTGTCCGGGAATGCGCCGGCCGCCGGCGCCATGACCACAGTGCCATCGAGGTAGATGACGTTGCCGGTGGCGTTGCCGCTGATGGTGCCATCGCTGGCCGCGGTGGCGGTTTTGGTCACGCCGCCGCTGAGCCATGACAGCGTGAGCGTGCCGGGTTTGATCGGCCAGTTGGTGACCTGGAACATCAGCACCGGATCAGTGACGGTAAGGTCGCCCGCGTGCTGCGCGAAGCTGGTCGGGTCGCCCCAGGCGTAAACCAGTTTGCTGCCGACATCCGGGATGGCGCCCAACGTCATGGTGACGTCGCCGCTGGTGTAATCCACGGTGCCGCCGCCGGCGGCGATGGAGTCGCCGGCAATGGTGCCATCGCGCTTCGCGTCGGTGAGCGTGTACCACTTTCCAAGGTAGCGGAAGGCCACGCTGAGTGTGCCAGGCGCCGGGATGCTGGGCAGCGTGACCACGTAGACCGTGCCCTGCGAGCTGAGCGTGATGCCGACGGAATACGTCTTGGACGCCGCGCTGATGGTGGCGGCCGGGATGTAGGTGCCGCCGTTGATGGTGGGCCCGGA